AAAGTAAACCAGTCAAACACTCCCATATCACTAGGAAATGGTGTAGAGTTCCTCGGAAACCAACAAACCGAGAGCGAAAATGCCCAAATCAGTGATGCAACACAACTTCGGGAAAACACCGACAGCTAACATACCTCGATCAACCTTTGATAGGTCGCATGGATACAAAACAACATTCGATGCGTCCTATCTAATTCCAATATACGTTGACGAAGCATTACCCGGCGACACATTCAATCTCAAAATGACGGCATTCGCCCGTCTAGCAACACCAATCAAACCGATCATGGATAACATGGTCATGGAAACATTCTTTTTTTCCGTACCAGTACGACAGGTATGGGAAAACTTTATAAAACAGCAAGGCGAACAAGTAGATCCCGGCGATTCAATAGACTACACAACTCCAACAGTTTATGTAAGAAACCAAGCGGACGAAAACGGAGTTGGAACAATCTCCGATTATTTTGGAATACCAACCGAACAATCAAATACCTTGTACCCAAGCGCGTTAGCATATAGAGCATATAACCATATTTATAACAATTGGTTCAGAGATGAAAATTTAATAGATAGCGTATATACATATACTGGAGATTCGGGACAATACGCAAATAATTACTCTTTGTTAAAAAGACGCAAACAAGACGATTACATTACCCAATCACTGCCATGGCCACAAAAAGGCCCAGACGTAACAGTATCGTTAGGAGCAACAGCACCCTTAATATCAGACGGTACGACGCCAACATGGGATGTAAATAATCAAACCAATACCGTATTACGCGTAGACCCAAGTCAAGACCAAGTATCAATACCGTCAGCTGTAGGCGGAACAGGATCATTTCAGCTAGAATGGAACAATTCAGGACTAGAAGCCGACCTATCAGCAGCAAACGGAATATCAATCAATGACCTCCGACAATCAATCGCAATACAACAACTACTCGAACGTGACGCACGAGGCGGAACACGATACCCAGAAATACTTAAATCACACTTTGGCGTTAACGATCCCCAAATGCTTGTACTACAAAGACCCGAATTCCTTGGAGGCGGCTCGTCTCCAATTAACATTAATCCGGTCCAACAACAATCTAAAACAGTGGAAACAGGAGATGACCCTTCTCCTCAAGGCAACATGGCTGCGTTTGGCACAGTTACTCTAAACGGCCACGGTTTCACAAAATCATTCACAGAACACTGCATACTAATAGGACTCGTAAATGTACGGGCCGATCTAACATACCAACAAGGGCTTGACCGCATGTGGTCAAGACAAACAAGATATGACTATTATTATCCCGCGTTAGCAAACATCGGGGAACAAGAACTCCTCAACAAAGAAATATACGCACAAGGCACAGCAGCCGACGACGACGTATTCGGATACGTACCACGATACGACGAATACCGACACAAAATGTCAAATATCACAGGAAAACTAAGGTCAACATATTCAGCTTCACTAGATATATGGCACTTAGCACAAGAGTTCTCATCACTACCAACACTCAATCAAACCTTCATTGAAGAAGACGTACCAATCGACCGCGTCATAGCAGTACCCGCAGAACCGCACTTCATATTTGATAGCTATTTCAAATTAACATGTGCCCGACCACTACCCATGTATGGCGTACCCGGTCTAAAACGGTTCTAAACAATCGAGCCATGGGCGTTGCAGATTTTCTGCAATGCCTATTGGTCGAAACAGGAGAAAACAAATGGTATGGCCAGCCCTTATAGCAGCCGGAGCATCACTAGCCGGCGGCGCCATGTCCTCAAGAGGACAACGAAAAACCAACGAAATGAACAAACAAATGGCTCGTGAACAAATGGCATTCCAAGAAAGAATGTCCTCAACAGCCTACCAACGTTCAACAAAAGACCTCGAAAAAGCAGGTCTCAACAGAATACTAGCAATCGGCGGACCCGCATCATCACCCGGCGGAGCATCAGCAGTCATGCAAAACGCCGCAGCACCTATGGCTGAAGGCCTTAAAGGCGCAGTATCATCAGCACTAGCAGCTAAAACCGCATTGCAAAACCTTGATAATATGAAAGATCAAGGAGCATTAATCAGATCACAGATCGGAAAAACTATACAAGAAACACAAAACGCAAGTTCAAAAGATGTACTTATGCAAGTACCAAAAGCAATTTCAGAGACAGTCATGTCCATTGCAAGACCAGTAATGAAAGGAGGTGAAAACCTCATAAACGAAGCGAAAGAATTTCACAAAGAAAGACTAAAAAACAGAAAACAGCCAACGGATGAACACGGTAAATACAAAGTCGGAAGCGCCAAAAATAAAAGCGCAGAACAAGAAGAAAACTTCTTATTAAGAACAAGTCCCGGCTATCAAGCAATAAAATACATGCAAAAACAAAGAAGACACAGGAACAAGAGATGAGTCAAGTAAGATCGCAATATTCACCTAGGTTATCTATCACAGTCAATTGCGAAGAACCAACATTGACTCAACAACACTTCAAAGACGAAGTCGACGTTACGAACATCGTAAACAGATATGCATTAACAAGGGACCCGACAATCCTACAGCGTACCCAAGAGATATATGGGGACGCAACAAGCATTAGCTTCACTGAAGCTATGCATACCGTAAAACAGGCTGAGAGCGAGTTTCACGAGCTACCTGACGAAGTCAAAGCCCAATACAACTATGAGCCAAGCGAATGGTTACAAGACGTTGTAAACCCTCAGATTCAAGAATCTGAACCCACTGTGGAATTAGAAATTCCACAAACTGAGCAAAGCGAAGTAGAGAGCGAACACGAAAAAACTTGACGTTCGCTCTCACGTACATTATATACTTGTTCTATAATGTACTAGGTGGCAAACGAAGGTGGGGCTACCTCCGAACAGAGGTCAAAAAGTATGATAAAGTTAAGTCACAAACGCAAAATGGAGCTACAAAATGAGAAAGCCACGAAAAATGACACGCCGATCCAACAAGAAAACGTTCCGAAAAGGAACAAAAATGCACAGGAAGAACTCAATGTCTTCCGTCAGAAGAGGTGGCATGCACCTCTAGAAAACAAATAATGGCTTGCTATAAGCCAATGGTCGCGTTTCAGGGGGTAAGCGGGGTAAAATTCAAACCTGCCCCTGGACACGTACCAATAGAACTCCCCTGTGGGGGATGTATCGGATGCAAAATACAACGATCACGAGAGTGGTCAATACGTTGTATGCACGAAGCCTCCCAACATACTGAAAACACATTCCTAACCCTCACCTATAACGATAGCCACCTACCAAAAGACTCCAGTCTTAAATACGAAGACTACCAAGGCTTCATGAAGCGGTTAAGATACCGCGCAAAAAACGAACAAAAATATAATCTACGATTCTACATGTGCGGAGAATACGGCGAACTAGGCCGACCGCACTACCACGCAATAATATTCGGCTATAAATACCAAGACGAAACGCTATGGAAAAACAGACGCGGAAATCAAACATACAGATCAAAAAACCTCGAGCAAGATTGGCCATTCGGATTCACTGAAACAGGAAACGTAACATCACAATCAGCAGCATACGTCGCTCGATATATAGTCAAAAAACAAAAAAAGGAAATACAAAACAAACTACGAACAGTAGTAGACGAGCAAACTGGCGAGCTAATTAGACAAAAGGACGAATTCACACAAATGAGTCTAAAACCCGGAATCGGAAAACCCTTTTACGATAAACACAAGGCAGACATATTCCCCGGAGACACAATAATATTGGAAGGAGGTAAAAAAGCTCCCGTCCCAAAATACTATAGAGAATTACTAAAACGAGAAGATCCCGAAACAGCGGAAAAACTAAGAGACAAAAGAGTTGAAAAAGCACAATTAAACACCAATAACACAGAAGACCGATTGAAAGTCCGTGAGGCAATTCAACGGCGTAAACTAAAAAAACTTAAAAGAGAACTATAATGATCACAAACATGTACTGTATACACGACTCCAAAGCGCAAGCATACCTACCACCGTTCTTCTTTCATAGAGACGGTCAAGCAACGCGCGTATTCGCAAACTGCGTAAATAACGAAGAACACACCTTCGCAATCAACCCCGCAGATTACACACTATTCAAAGTCGGATCATTCGACGACAGCAACGCACTAATCAAAGTAAACCAGTCAAACACTCCCATATCACTAGGAAATGGTGTAGAGTTCCTCGGAAACCAACAAACCGAGAGCGAAAATGCCCAAATCAGTGATGCAACACAACTTCGGGAAAACACCGACAGCTAACATACCTCGA